GTCTTTCTATGTATGTTACTAGATCCATATTTCTCTAATCCTTCTAAATGTTTTTTTGTTCCATAACCTTTATTATTAAGTAAATCATATCTTTCATTTAACACTGGATTATCTAAACATAATTGTTGTATATGAGTATCGTGATATTCTTTTGCTATAATTGACGCAGCTGCTATAGATAAAAATTTATCATCACCTTTGACAATAGATGTAACATTATATTCTGGAAACTTATTCTCCCATCCACAACCATCAATGATTAAATGTTTAGGTTCAATATTATATTTACTTTTTAGACTATCAATAGCTCTAGACATTGCTAATTTAGTTGCTTCTAAAATATTAAGTGCATCTATTTCTTCAGGTTCGGCATAACCATATGACCACATTTTAACATTTTGTGTAATCCATGATAATGCAACTTTACGTCTTTTTTCAGTTAATTTTTTAGAGTCTTTTATTAGTTTATATTCTTTATCATTTTCTTTTGTAGGATCAATAGACCATATAACAGCACCAGCATATACACGACCACATAAGGGACCGCGACCAGCTTCATCTATACCAATTTCAAGATCATTATTATATTTTTTTAACATATTATAAATATATATTTATAATATTTTAAGTGTATTTATTTATTTATTATAACAAAATCATCGTCATTATCTTGATTTTTAGGTGTAAAATTTTGAATTATTATATCTAATTTTTTATCAATAGTATCTTCATCTATATCTATTGATACTTTATTAGTATTATTAGCATTAAATTCAGATGCTAAATCTAAAGAAAAATTTTTTATATTATCATTATTATCATCTAATATACAAAAACTATTTTTGATATAATAATAAAAATCAACTATTATTTTATAACAGTTTCCCATTAATTATAAATATAAATTAATTTTTATTTTTTTATTTTATTTGCATATAAACAATCTAAAATAGCATATGTAAATTCTGTTGTTAAACCAAATAATATACCACCCCATATAACATCAATAAAAACTGATTTAGCAGACCATTCTGAAAATATTGCATAGTTAGTAAAATCATATACTCCATAAATAACTAAACCTAAAATGAAAGCTTCACTACTTGATTTACCATTTTTAATAATAAAATAATATATACCAAATACTAATGTTATATAACATAAAATAGCACTATATAATTTCATATCAAGTTTAGTTCCTTGTATTCTTAATATTTGTTCCAAATTATTATTTTTTGTAATATTTAAATATATAAAATCTAAACTTAATAAAATTATACTAATTAAAATAATTTTTACTATCATTATTATAAATAATATTTTAATTTTTTTCTTTATAAAACCATTGACATGAACAAATAGGACAATGCTTATGTGTTAATAACCAAGGCTCAATACATTCTTTATGAAATGTATGAGTACATATTCCTTCACATAAAATAGGATCAGCACTCTCATTTTTAGAATATAAACTAGGAATATTTAAATCATTACGACAAATTGTACAATCTGTATTTGATTTTAAATTATTACTCCAACATGTTAAAATTTTAATTGGTTCATCTAATATAAATTTATTATTTATTTTATGTTCTTGTAAAGACATTTTTATATAATATAATTTTATTATATATAATATAATAATATCAATTTTTATTATCTCTAGAATCTTTGATTCTAGAGATAATAAACTATTTAGTAGACTAAATTAGATTTTTGCTTTGCAAAAAATCTAACTAGTCTCTACAATTTTTATTTAAGTATCTTCGATACTCAAATAAAAATTTTGTAACCTGTATTCGATTTTCTAAAGAAAATCGAACCAAGTTTTACAATTTTTAAGTAGATGGTATTAGAGAAAGCTCTGCTTTCTCTAACCCATCTTTACAATTTTTAGTAGACTAAATTATAGCATAAAATCATAACAATTTTTACTATAATATTCTTGTAATAATTTTTTATCAAAACCTTCAATACGATTTAATTCAATAATCTTTTCTTTATTAAGAGTTATAAATATTTGTGTAGGTAATACATTAATATTATAACATCCAAAAATATCTTTAAGTCTATCCTCCTGTATATCTACATCAATATAACAAACTGCTAATTTAGGCATTTCATTTATAGTATTTTCATTGGTAAGAAATTCTTTTAATTTTTTACAAGGATCACACCATAAAGCGCCAAAATATAATAATATTATATTATCTTTATTGTCTAGTATAAATGTATCTAGATCTTCCAATGTATTTATTTGTTTCATTAATTTAAAATAATATATTAATATATTATTTTAAACTCACTTATTTTAGCTTAACTTATTCATACTAAATACTGATACATCGGTTGATGAAAGATCAGTCGATGAAATATCAGATGATGATGAAAGATCAAATGAATCATCACTATCATCTTTAGCTTTTTTTTTCTTATTTTGTTTCTTCTCGCTATGTTCACTATTTTCAGTTGTAGCTAACATTTTATTTTCATATTGATTACGTTGATATTGTTCACTTTGTTCTGATCCATTTTGACTCTCTGTAACAACTGATTTTTCTGATATTAATTCATATAATCTATTTTTACCTCCTACTAAAGTATCATTCTCTTTATTAAACTCAGAAATAACAGGTGTTTCGGTTAAACCATTGAGCTCTAAAATTGTTTTAGCTGATTTAGTGTATATAGATTTAGACCCACCTAATTGTTGAGTTGGATTATTTGCATAATATGCATCAATTTTCTTTTTTAAAGATAAATATTTAGATTTATATTTTAAATACTTTTCAGTATAGGACATTATATATTTATTCTAGATATTATTTTTAAACTTTATTTATAAATAAATTCTAATTATTATTAATTATGTCAATAGATAAAAAATGTGCACCAGGAAAAGTTTATAAAGATGGGTCATGTTTATCTGATGAATCATTAAAAAAAATAATATTAAATTATAATAAGAAAAATAAAGATAAAATTAATATTAATCTACCAAGAAAAGAACTTGTCACTATATTAGAAAGAAAGTTATCTAATGTATGTAATGAACAAACATGTTGGTTAAAATTAGATGTAGTACAAGAACTAGAAGATAAATTTAAAGAAGATGTAGAAGAAAATACTTTTAGACCTAAAGGTCCTGCTAAAAAATATGAATGGTTAAGTACAACACATATTAATGAGGTTATTGAACAATATCAAAATGTTCATAAAAATTTTATTTTTTTAGGTGCTGTTCCATATGATTTTGAAGATTTAGCTGTATTAGGTATACATGATTTAAATTTTGATACATTAATTAAAGACGGTAAAACAAAAATTGGATTAGTCATAAATTTAGATAATCATGATCAAGGTGGTTCTCATTGGGTTTCTTTATTCGCTGATTTAGAGAAAAGTCAAGTATATTTTTTTGATTCAGTTGGACAACCTCCACGTAAAAGAATTAGAAAATTTATAAATAGAATTGTTAAATTTTTATATCATAAAAAATATAATACAAAATTACAAATTAATGACACTATTAATACTATTAAAAGTATGCAAAAATTATCAGAAAAAGAAAAATATAAACAATTAACATCTAGTAAATATTTAAAAAATTTATTAGATGGATCTTTTGATATTAAATATAATACTAAACAACATCAATTTAGAAATTCAGAATGTGGTGTTTACTCTATTAATTTTATTGTAAGACTTGTTAATGGTGAACCATATACTTCTATTGTTGAAAATATTACAAAAGATGAAGAAATGAACAAGTTTAGAAAAGAATATTTTAGAAATGTTAATTAATAGTAACAATGAAACTTAAATTATGAGATAAATTATAAAAATTATAATCATTTCCTTTTGAATCCTTGAATTTTATATCTAATCTGTTTAAATTTAATGTTTCTTGAAATTTAAATTGACAGATTGATTGACCATTTGCAAAATATAATATTCCAAAAGGAATATCATTTGATAAATTATCTAAATATAAATAAACTTTATCATCAATACGTAAATCCCATGTCTTATTTGCAACATATTCACTATCATTAGTACATTCTGTTAAGAAACCTAAATTATCAAATAATAATGATGATGATTTAATAGTAAATTTATTATTAGTACACTTAAATACAACTTTTTGTTCAATATTCAAACTAACAGTAATATTATATTCTAATAATTTCTCATTTAATGATGATAATAAATCATCAATTGTATATTTACCTGATAATAATTTAATAGTAATATCTTCATTGTTTACTACTAAATTTAATGAATCATTTCTACCTTTATTTATATTAAATCTTGGTTGTGGTAATGAATAAGATAATAATTTAATAGTACTAATATTATTTAATGGTTTCATATTATATGTATATGATGAAGAATTATTAATATCTGTTACTTCTAACTGAATATATTGCACTTTATTTAAATTTTGATGAAC